TTAAAGAATTACTTTTAGCTGATGCTGATGTTACTGATGTGGCTGCTGCTGGTGTTACTTCTGGTAACGTTATAGCACAAATTGGATCAGTAGTAGATGCTATCGGTTCTTCACTTTATACTTCTGAAGATATGTACATCTATGTTTCACAAAACGTAGCAAGAGCATATGTAAGAGCATTAGGTGGATTTGCAACTAACGTAGGTGCTGCTGGTATAAATGCTGATGGTACACAATGGTATACAGGTGGTACTTTATCTTTTGATGGTATCAAGATTGCTGTAGCAAATGGATTAGCTGACAACACAATGGTAGCAGCAGAAAAATCTAACTTATTCTTTGGAACAGGTCTTTTAGCAGACCATAACGAAGTAAAAGTTATTGATATGGCTGATATTGATGGTTCACAGAATGTAAGAGTAGTAATGAGATTTACAGCAGGTGTACAATATGGCATCGGTAGTGATATCGTACTTTATTCGTAATAGATAATTAACCAATAAATTAGGTGGGTAAGCCAATAAGTGCCTACTCACCTTTTTTTATTAAAAATAACAATAACTTATTCATTTACAATAAGTTAAAAAAAAATTTTAACGATTATGGCTTGTGATTTAACACTTGGTAGAAAAGAACCTTGCAAAGATGTTGTAGGGGGATTAAAAAATGTTTATTTCGTAGATTTTGGTGATTTAGGTACGGTAACTTTAAGTAATGATGAAATTACAAATATGACAGGAAGTTCTGGTAGTTTAACAGCATTTAAGTACGAATTAAAAGGAAATAGTAGCTTTGAACAAGCTATTACTTCTTCACGTGAAAATGGTACAACTTTTGTTGAGCAGACTTTAACATTAACTTTGAAAAAACTTACTAAAGAAGATAATAAAGAGTTAAAACTGTTGGCTTATGGTAGACCGCACGTTGCAGTAGAGGATTATAATGGTAATGTGTTTATGATGGGATTAGAACACGGTGCAGAAGTAACAGGTGGAACAATTTCCACAGGTGCTGCAATGGGTGATTTATCAGGATATACATTAACGATGGCAGCAACAGAACTTGCTCCTGCTAACTTTATGGATTCTGATACAAAAGATATAGACTTCCCATTTAGTGTAGTAGACTACGCTGGTTTAGATGGAACTGTAACAATTACTTTAGGAACAAATTCTTAATAGGGTTTTTATTTGGTAAATTAAGGGTAGCAATATGCTGCCCTTTTTTTGTTTTAATAATAACAAATTTGATACTTTTTTATTGTATATATATGATAGTATTACAAGAAAGTGGTTCAGCACAAAATATTGATTTTATACCAAGACAATTTACTGCAAACGCATCTTACACGGTTAAGATAACAGATGAAACGCAAAACAAAGAAGTGTACAGTCAAGCAACAACAAGTATATCACAAAACTTATATTTCAATAGGTTTAATGCGGTGTTTCCTGTAAAACAAGATATTTATTACACACTTAAAATACTTTCAGGTAGTTCAGTTGTATTTATGGATAAAATATACTGTACAAACCAAACAGATTTACCAGCTTACACAATAAACAGCGGTGAGTATACTTCTAATAGCACTACAAACGAATTTATCACAATATAATGGATAACTTACACATAGTAAATTTAGCTTCTTACAACCGCCCTAAAATAAGCGAGGACAAACAAAAAGATTGGGTAAACTACGGTGAGGATAATGATTACTATTCTTATTTAATACAACTTTATACTAATTCTACAACTAACAACGCTATTATAAACGGTGTATCTAATATGATATACGGTAAAGGGTTAGATGCTTTAGATAGCAACACTAAAACAAACGAGTATGCTGCAATGCGATCTATTATAAGCAACACTTGTTTAAAAAAGGTTGTATTAGATTTAAAACTATTAGGTGAAGGTTCTTTTCAAGTGCTTTACAAAGATGATAAGGTATATAAAGCAGAACACTTCCCAAGACAAACACTACGTGCTGAAAAATGTAATGAAGATGGTGAGATAGAAGGTTACTATTATGCACCAGATTGGACAAAGATAAAACCAAAAGATAAACCTCAACGCATAGCAGCATTTGGATTTGGTAACGGTAAAGAACCAGAAATAAAAATAGTTAAAAAGTACGTTAGTGGATATGATTACTATTGTCCTGTAGATTATCAAGGTGGTTTAGCATATGCTGAATTAGAAAGCGAAGTAAGTGATTACCTAATAAACGATGTACAGAATGGCTTCAGCGGTACGAAGGTTGTAAACTTTAACAACGGTATCCCAGACCGTGAAAAGCAAATGCAGGTTAAGAATGATGTAATGTCAAAACTTACAGGTGCAAGAGGTGAAAAAGTAGTAATTGCATTTAACAACAATGCAGAAAGCAAAACAACAGTTGATGATATACCATTAAACGATGCACCTCAACACTATGAGTATTTATCAAATGAATGTAGTAATAAGTTAATTGTAGCACATAGGGTAACCTCACCTTTATTATTGGGTATACGTACCGAGAACAATGGTTTAGGATCAAATGCAGATGAAATAAAGACCGCTGCGTTACTTTTTGACAATATTACTATTAAACCCTATCAAGACTTAATAACGGACTGTATAGATGATATATTGGCTGTTAATGGTATTAGTTTAAAACTATATTTTAAAACACTTCAACCTTTAGCATTTTTAGATACAGATAATGCAATAACAGATGAAGCACGTGAAGAAGAAACAGGTGTAAAAAGAGAATTTACCTTAAAAAGCCAAGTAGTAGATAAAGACTTTGCAATTATAGATGACAGGTTAGCATACGCAACAAAAGAAATGGCAATAGAAGGTGCTAAAAATATAGGATGCGAAGGTTACCACGAACACGAATACGAAGGTAAGATATGGTTTATGCCTTGCGAAGAACATAAGCAAAGTAATTTAAGTGCTGAAACAGATGATAAAGTATTTGATTTGCTTGATGAGTTTGGTGAAGATGAAGATTTAGAAAACTGGGATTTAGTAGATGAACGCAAAGTAGATTACGACCAAGAAGAAGCATTAGATAAAATGGTAGGTTTAGCATCTACAGGTAGTGCAAGATCAAATGCAAAAAGCGAACAAGATGGTGAGGCTGATGATATGAAGTTTAAAGTACGTTATCAATATGCACCATTAACAGTTTCTTCTAATAGCAGGGAGTTTTGTAGAAAAATGGTATCAGCAAGAAAAATATACCGTAAAGAAGATATAATGCAAATGAGTAAACAACCTGTTAATGCTGGTTGGGGTAAAGGTGGTGCTGCAACTTACGATGTCTGGCTCTACAAAGGAGGCGGATCGTGTAGGCATTTTTGGATGCGTAAAACGTATATGGCTAAAGGTGTTAAACCAGATGCTACTAACCCAAATGCAGAAATAAGTGTAAATGAAGCAAAGAAAGAAGGTTTTAAACCTGAAACTAATGATGCTAAAGTTGCAAAACGACCAAGAGATATGAAAAATAGGGGATTTATAAAACCTAAAAACTTTACAACACCACGATAGTTATGGCTGAAGCATTATTTGTTACTCGTAAAGATATTGTAAAATACACCAATGTATCAGGTGGAGTAGATACTGATAAGTTTATACAATACGTTAAGATTGCCCAAAACATACATATACAAAATTATATAGGTACAAAGCTATATGATAAAATAAGTACAGATATTATAGCTGGTAATTTAGCAGGACATTATGCAACATTAGTTGAAACACACATTAAACCTTGTTTAGTACATTGGGCAATGGTTGAGTATTTACCATTTGCTGCTTATACTGTATCTAATAAAGGTGTTTACAAACATAGTAGTGAAAATGCTGAAAACGTATCTAAAACTGAAGTTGATTTTTTAATAGAAAAAGAACGTACAACAGCACAATACTATACTGATAGAATGATAGAACATTTTAGTTTTTATGCAGCAGAAAGATATGCTGAATACTATACTAATAATGATGATAACGTATACCCTGATAAGGACGCTAATTTTTCTGGATGGGTACTATAATAAAAGTAAGATACAAACCTAAACAACAAAACATAGTTAAGTTAAAAAACTATTTAGAAAGGATGTATAACAAAAACATAAAAAAGTAATTATATATATATGGCTAATAACATAAATTGGGGTTCAATATATTGTCAAATGATAACTGATTCAGGATTTGGTTCTGATACAGCTTATTCAACTAATAGTATACCTGATATTTCAGCACCAACGTGTTGGGGTACTTTTGCACTTACAGCAGATTTAACACAAATATCTGGTACACCATTTTTAGCCGATACAACATTATATAAAGCAGATGCAACACAAATATAAAATTTAAACAATGGCTAAACAGGTTATAAATATTGGAACAACCGCTAACGATGGTACTGGTGATCCTATCAGAGATGCCTTTGACAAGGTAAACGACAACTTTACAGAACTGTATACAGATGATGCAGGAGATGTCGGCAGTATAACAGCAACCGCACCGATAGAAAGGGATTCAGCAACAGGAGCAGTAACTATATCTTTAGCTAATTTAGGTGTTACAAGTGGTAAACTTGCAGCAGATTCTGTTATTACAGCAAAGATTCTAAATGACAATGTTACTCACGATAAGTTAGAAGGTAGATATACAGCATTGCAAACAATAACAACAACAAGTGGAACTATTAATTTAGATGGTGCTACTTACGCTGCTTTTAACCTTACAGGAACATTAGGTACAGCTACTTTAAACATACAAAATATGAAGAAAGGTCAAGTGATTGATATTCTTTTGAGTGGTACGTTAAGTAGTGCGGTTATAACTTTGGCAGATAGTTTTACAACTTCTACAATTAATAAAGTAGGTACAACTGCTTTAGATCAATCTGCAACTAATATCATACAAGTACTTTGTGTAGATGACAATGACGGAGCAGCAATATTAACTTATGCAATAGCAACTTATGCTGTTGATACAACACCTTAAATTATGGTAGCAATACAAATAGACGGAGCAATAAAACGATTTACAACAATTCCTAAAGCGTGGGGTAATGTAATTTGTGGATACGATACACTTTCTTCAAGTATTTGGGAAGAGGCAGGCTTTTATGATGTAGTAAGTCCAAGTTATGATTCTAATACTCAATATTTAGGGGATTTAGAATTTGATTCAGATAATAGTGTTTTTACATATCCTATAATTGATAGGACTTGGAGTCAAACAGTAGCCGACTTAAAAGAAGGTAAAATAGCAAACCTAAAATCTATATACAATAGAAAACTATCTGAAACAGATTGGTACATTATAAGAGCGCAAGAAGGTATTGCTGCACCACAAGATATTATAGATGCAAGAGCAGCTTTAAGAACTGAATGTGCAACCAAAGAAGGAGAGATAAATGCTTTAAGTACAAAAAAGGCAATAGTTTCTTATTCTTTAAATATTGACTAAATGGGATTTAATAAAAAATTCTTTACCACAGGAGGAATAGTTGCTGCAAGTCCAAGTGCTACACCTTTTGACCCTTTGCAAAACTTTGAAACTGTCACTTATACAGGAAATGGAGGTACACAAAAGATAACAGGCTACATAAGAAAAGGTGCTGCTTTTAATGGGAGTAGTAGCAAGATTGTAGTGTCTGA